CAGGAGACCCGGACCTCGCCGTTGTCGAGCCCGGTGGCTGTGACTCCCGTGGGAGCCGCTGGCACGTCGTAGCCGGGCGCTGAGGCATCTGCCACTGCACCGACCTGGGACATGTCCTCGTTCTCGGTGACGCCCGTAGAGGCCAGTTCTGGGTCCTCAGAGAGCACTCGGTGGACCGTGGCCGTACCGTTGGCTGTCGCGAGGTCGACCTCAGAGCCACCAACGCTCGTGGAGACCTTGAAGACATCTGCGGTCAGGCCAGAGGCGATGACGTAGTAGACCGTCCCAGCCGTGATGTTCGTGGTGCCACCGGCGATGTCCGAGAAGACGACCGCGTCACCCACCTCGTAACCGTGGCCGGTCACACCAACCAAGTTGGTCGCGATGGTGAGCGTGGCTGCCTTCAGGGCCTGGTAGCGCACCGAGAAGGATGCAGCGTCCGGGATGGCCGTGACAGCGTTGCTCGCGGGGACCGGCCCGGAGGGGGCGCGGTACTCGGGGTCAGCGTGGTGGATCGGGCCGCCCCCACCCTTGACCGTGTCCGGCTGCGTGGCGTCGACCACGCTGTCCGGGGGAGCCTGGTAGGCCGGGTCGGCGTCCTGGCTGCCACCGGCGAGTCCGAGCGTGTTGACCGCGCCCGTGTCGACGTGGGACTGGTAGATGACCCCCGTCGTCTCCTCCTGGTCGACCAGGTGGACGACAGCGGTGCCGTCACCGGTGCCGAGCACGACTGCTCCGCCACCGACAGAAGCCTCGACCTGGAAGTCATCGGTGTCGGCGTTGACGACGTAGTAGACCGTGCCTGCGGTCAGGCCGGTCGTGGTGACGATGTCGCTGAAGACAACAGGGTCACCGTCTGCGAAGGGCTGGTCCGTCAGTTCAACGAGGTCACCAGCGTTGGTGAGGTCCACCGCGTAGGACGGGGTGTACTGGTCGGTGTAGGCACCAGAGCCAGTGCGGTCGGTGTTGGCTACCGAGGCACTCTGGTGGGACCGGTGGTTGGCCGGTGCGCTGTACGCGGGGTTCTCGGTAGCGAAGCCGCCACCTACTGTGGTGTCCGGCTGGGTGGCCGGGATGACATCTTCGGACATGGGCTTGCGCTCCCTCGAACTCGGTACATCCGCTTCCTACGACCAGCGGGTGCTGACCGCTTACTGCTGTCCCTCAGGTTCGCTGCCTGGAAGTACTAGACCTGAGCCTTCTCGCGCTCACCGATGGTGACGCGGGCCCAGCCCTTCTGGGTCTTGCCGTCCACGACGCCGAGTTCCTCAGCGACGTACTGGTCGGCCAACCCCTCGTGCCTGTTGCACAGTGGAGGTGCCTCGTCCTTCTTGCTGTCTCGGACTGCCACGTCTGCCCCACAGCGACCGGTGCCTGCATCCGCAGGTCCCACGCAGGGGACTGAGACCAGGTCGTTGTTGGCCTGCTCGTCGATGGCTGCGGCTGCACTCTCGTCCGCTGCCGTGGTACGCGCCTTCCAGGCTGAGTTCTGCCTGTCCAGCACCGCCTTCAACTCCTCGTTGCCTTCCAGGTCCTCGACCACCAGGATGCCTCGCTGGATCTGTCGATAGAACGGGACGGTGTTCAGGATCTCCGGTGGCACCGGCTGCACGTCGTCCCCCATGGGGTCTCCGGCTCCAGCCCACTCAACCATGTGAGTGCCCTTGGGGTCCGAGGAGAGTACCAGCGGGCCCTTCAGGGTGTTGCGCACCAACGCGACAGTCTCGACAGGCATGTTGTTCCTCCAGTGAAGTCTCTGAGACGGGTGTCTCACCCCTTCAAGGGGCTCAGAGGCTCCGTGACAGGAGGCAGACCTACCGCTCAGCGGCTGGAGGTGTGTCAGGGATCTCGCCGTACCCCTGCTCCACCATCCAGGCGTGTAGTGGCCTCGGGCGCCTCTTGCGGAGCCCCGCAAGCCCCTCCCGAGAGTTTAGCGATGGGTCACCCCGGTTATCTCGGCGCCCATAGGTGCCTTGTCGATGGTGAGTCTGGGCTAGGCCTGAGGGGGTGAGCACCTCGTGGTTCTTGCGGTCCTTGGCCTTCCAGGGGGTCAAGATGTCCGCCTTCTCAGAGAACTTGGTGACGCCTTTGAGTGAGTCCCAGAGGAGGGCATCAGCGGCCTGTTCGAGTTCATCATCGACCCCGGTCTTGACGATCATGCTGCCTTGCCTAGGGAGTGATAGGCCTTGACGAAGAGGTCGCCCACATAGATGAAGACGGGCTGTCCTGGTAAGCCCATGGACTCAGCCACATCTCGCTCTCTGAGGTCCTTTATCCACCCCAGGAAGGCTTCTCTCTGCCTAGGTGTGCTCATCTCCAGCATCTGATCGTGGAGTCGCTCCACGTCGAGGTAGTGATAGACGTGGCCGCCGTCGCTGACAATCTCGGGAAGGTTGTGGCGCTCATGGTGTGCGCGCCACCGAGGCAGCCCTCGCAGCAGCATCCTGGTGGTATGAGCCCAGGCCTGGTACTCGGGGTCCTTCTTTAGGTGGCGGTAGCGGGGCGACACGAGTTGGATCTTAGGTGCTCACCAGGTCGGCGCGCAAGGGCGTCTGACAGTAAAGCAAGAGGCCCGCCACTCCTCTTGGGAGCGACGGGCCTCTTGAAGACCGCTAGGTCAGGACTTCGTGATCGTGGCGATACCACGAGGGTTGAGGATGGCCATGGAGACCATCTCGTCGAAGACCCAGCCCTTCCAGAAGGCCTCGACCATGTGGTTCTCCTCGACATCGAGCGAGTAGAGCACAGGGAAGACGCCCAGGAAGTTGGGCTCCGGGGTCAGGAAGACCTTGTTCTGCGGGACGATGATGCTCCGCTGGATCTGGAACTCACCGAACGAGGTGATCGTCTCGCCAGCCACGACCCGGTCCTTGAAGGCCCAGCCGGTCTGGTTGATGTCCCAGCGGTACAGGTCCCTGAAGTCGAACGGGTTGATGAGGATGCGAGCCGACTGCAACTCGTGCAGGTCGGTCATGGCGACCGCCGAGTACAGCGACCCTGGCGTCAGGTAGCCCGACGCTTCGGTGACGTTGTGGTTCGGGGTGACCGTGTGGTCCGGGCGGCTGGCGTAGTCGGTGACCGCAGCCTGAAGGATGACCAGGAGGCGCGAGTCCTCCTGCTTCAGGATGGCCTGCTTGGTCTCGTCCTGTGCCTGCTCGACCGCGTTGATGCGGAGGTAGAACAGGTCCTCCTTGCGGATGGCCGGACGCGAGGCGATGCGGAAGAACCGAACCGGCACGCGCTTGCCCTCGAACGGAGTCACGCGGACTTCGCCCTCGGTGCCCGACATGATGTAGGCCTGACCGAGGTCATCCCACACGTCGTACTCGACCGGGGTACCCGGGGTCACCGGGTCCTCGACCAGCACGTTGCGCGTGATGCCCTGGTAGCGCAACTTCAGTTGGATCGGGCCGACCATGCCGACGCCGAGGCGCTTGATGCCGTTGACCTCATCCTGGAGGATGAGAGCCATCTTGCGCACCTTGGCCTCGTGAGTCAGGCGCGAGCCCTTCTCACGACGGTCGATGATCTGGCTGACGTAGTCGTCTGACTTCTTCGCCACCCGACCCCGCAGGCCACTGCCCGCGAGCGACAACTGACTCATGCTGTGTCTCCTTCTTCTTCGCTCGGTTGGTGTGGACCCGCGTTAGCGGAGGCCGCCGATGGTGATCTTGGTGGCTGAGTTGACCTTCAGCAGCCGGGCCACAGGGGCGTCGGTGCTGTTGGCGTCACTCGTGGTCGTCAACTTGCCCCGGTCGGCACCCGTGTGGATGACGTAGAGGAGTTGCTCGACACCGGTGGTCTGCTCTGCGGCGATGGTGGCGAAGGCCGGAGCCAACACCTCGAACTCCGCGTCTGGCGCGAGCACCCACACCGCGAAGGCGTTGATGCCAGCGTCGAGGACCTCGTCGATCCCGTCGCCACCGACGTAGAGCGCGCCGAGGCCGTAGGGGATGTCGCCTTCGGCGTTGGGCAGGGTGACCGTGTCACCGTCCAACTTCACGAAGCCGAAGCCTGGGTAGATGTCGACCGAGCGATCCCAGTTGGGGTCGAGGAAGACACTCTTGGGCGTTGCCTGGGTCCAGCCGTACAGGGGACGGATGGTCCGCTTGATGTACGCCTGAGCGAGCCGCGTACGGAGCACTTGGCACCTCCTGATGCCTTGAAGTTCGTGAGCCGTGGGCTTGTGGGCCCGCAGCGGCTCTCTCTCACCCCTTCTGTGCTCTCACACGGTCAGGGACAGGATGTACTCGAAGAGATCCTGCTAGTGACATGCGAAAGCCCCCGCGTTAGCAGGGGCCTCCGCTCCCAGGCAGCGAACCGTGGGCTTGATGAGGTCAGTCGAACAGGTCCGCGTCCGCTGTGTCATCAGCGACCGAGGCCGCCGAGCCCAGCGAGGAGAGACCTGGCTCACTGGCCAGTGAGGGCACGACGCGCTGTTGCGACGCTGCCTTGGGCACGAGGTGGGCAGGGCGAGCCTGCTTCGTCGCAGCCTTGGTGACGTTGGAGAGCACCGCGATCTCGCGCTCGATGTCGCGAGAGGTCATCTCGGAGTCGGCGTCGATGGCCGCAGCGACCTGGAGGTCGTCGCCCTTGGCAGTGCCAGTGGCGAGACGCAGGCGTGCGAGGTGGAGGCTTGCCATCGTGCGTGCAGAGGCGCTGGCCTCAGCAGACGCTGCACGCTGCACCGCAGCCTGGGCGTCGGACACGTCGTCCTCGGCCTGCGGGTTCTCGTTGCCGAGAGTCCACGGGAAGGCCACCTCCGGGTCGGTCGGGTCACCCACGCGGACATCGACTTCGAGTCGGGTCTGCTCGTTGGGGACGTGCGTCTCGGTGCCAGCCACGGGGGCGGACACGTCTTGCAGGTCACCGTACGGGGGCGTGGGGAGGGACTGACCAGGGTTCAGCGCCACGTCAGTGCTGTCGGCGCCGATGTTCTGGTTCGAGCCCGGGGTGACGCCCTGGTTGCGAGGGTCGTCTTGGGCTTCTGGGGTGCGGGCCTCGTCAGTCGACTCGCTCGGGCCCTGGCCAGCGGGGTCCGGGATCGGCTGCGCGGGGTTGGCCGCGTCGGCCTGCTTGTAGATCTCAGCGACCTGGTCGGAGACACCAGCCAACTTGGCGATGTACGCGACAGCAAGGTCCTGCTTCGCGACGGTCGCACGGAGGCTGGTGATCTCAGCGGCCTGAGCCTGGATCACCTTCTGCTGCTCTTGCACTGCGGCAAGTACGGGACGAGTCATCTCTTCTGTGCTCC